ACAACGAACTCCACAAATTCACGAATGAATTTCTTGTACCTCTCGCCTTTTGCGCCGGTAGGTTCTTGGGTGTTGACCACAAGCCTAACACGGCGGACGATGGTTTCGGCCATGACCCCCGAATCATTTAGTATTGGGGCCAAGGCAGTGTCGGCTATGATTGGCGCAGCAAATGCCCTAGCGCTGATCTTTGCCTCAGAAATGTCGCCGATACAACTGACGGGCCAGAAGCCCTTAACGTTTGTGCTTAGCTGTTGGGACCGTACGCTGGCTAATGCTGAAAGTCCGGCCTCGCCTTGTAGGCCGGCCATGCCAGGTGGGCCTGTGCTTCGCGTGGCCACAAAGTATTGTGTTATATGCCGCATAGCACTGGCGTTCTTCTCCTCGCGATAACCCAGTGACATGAGTGTTGTTGCCACTGCCTGCGACGATGCTTGGTAGAGTATCACATCCAAGTCTTTGCGGGCAATCTTGGTGGATAATTGCTCGCCTTCTCTACCAAAACTCACCTGCATGTTCCCATCAGAATCCACGAACTCAATACGGTTCCAGCCACCTGCGAGCTTGTCTTTGAAATCGACACGCCCGATGCTCCGAACACCACGTATGATGGATGGCACAAAGTCCATCCTCCAGTAAGTGTAGCATGGGATGGTCCAGACTAGGGCCCTGTCCTTGGCATTCCGCCATGGGCGTGCGTGATGTATCTTGTGCACGCCGACCTTGACAATACCAAAAACAGACAGGAACCCCTGCCAAAGACCACAGAGCCCGCCTGCGGGCCTGATGGCTGATTCCACATATTCTCCGGCGCGACACCAGTCATGAACCTTGTGTTGCCACAATCCGCCACCGCCGACCGCGTAGGACACGGTGTTATCGACGATGGTGAAATGGCAATCCCCATCATTCCCACTTACGTTGATGGGGTTGAAAGTATACAATACTGTTGGGTTCATATGTTCTAAAAGCACGGAGACATCCGGCAGGAAGTGGTCCACGTCGAAAGCGACGATTACACTGCCGGGTGGTACCGGATCAACTTGATGTTCACGTCCAAGGTCACCAGGTGCAACATGCATGTGGTGCATGGTGTTCGGGCTAGCGTATGTAGATGGGTTGATCTCGTGTTTGACCAGCCCTTTCGCGAGTAGGTGGTGTTCAACCAACTCACGGGCAGAATCCCGAAGTGCGCCTGACAGCGCGTGACCATTGTCGGTACGTCGATCGTTTGGTTCTTGGAAACCATCCAACGGATACAATGTTGTGTCATATTTGACAACCGTCTTGTCTAGCAACGCGCGCTGGATAGTCATTAATAGTCCCGTCTCTCGCTCAGGGTCGTAAAGTGACCTTGTTCCATATTTGCGAAAGACATGTATGGCGACCGCTACTATAGCGATCGCGATGGAGCCGGCCACTATGCTCTTAGGGCCCAACCAACGCCTGCATTTCCGGCAGGCGGAGTCAACCAGCTCTCTTAGCATTCGGGCGGGGGAAACCGTCCTGCTTCCGGCCGCCAGTTCGATGTCGGGAACGGCAGCGCGGGTGGGCGCGAGTAACTTGTAAAGCCAACCAACCTCCTTGTCACTCGCCCTGTAAAAGTCAACGAAGTCCGGGCTGCGGTGAAACATTTCGTCTATGGCCATTGGAATCAACAGTGGTTCGCTGATTATAGTGCTAACCTCCGTTTCATCGGCCTTGAAGAATGCTGCATAGCAACCTCGGACGTACAGTGACATCAACATGACGGGATTGGGTATTCAACCGTCAAGTATTCAAATTGTAGGAATCAATCAATTGGTGCG